GGGGGTGTCGATTATCTGACCTTTCAACGTGCGGGGCTGGTCAGTTTGACAGCGGGAAATGTCACTGATATGGAAGCCGTCAGGGAATGGATCATGAACCTGTCCACCATTTATGACATCACTGCACTGGCATTTGACCGGTGGATGTCTCACATGGTGGTTCCCTATTTGGACGGCATCAACTGTGAACCGTTCGGGCAGGGTTATGCATCGCAGTCAGTGCCCACAAAAGAAATGGAACGGCTGATGTGTGATGGCAAAATCATCCACGATGGTCATGCTGTTTTGCGGTGGCAGTTTGGGTGTGTGAATTTGGCGCGGGATGAAGCTGAAAACATCAAGGTGACAAAGAAAAAAAACAGCGAAAGTCAAAAGGTGGACGGCGTTGTGTCATCCATCATGGCACTGGGAATTTATTTGCAGATGGCGCAGGATGTAGAACCCATGTTGGAAATTGTGACCCTGTGACACTGCACCCGGTGGGGTGTGTTGTGTGTGTTTTTTAGGGGGGGCACCGTGTGGGTGCCCCTCTGTAATTTGCACCAATGGCGAACATCCTACAACGTGCAGCAAAAATGGTCCGGGCACGGATCGGGTTGGATGATTATGCAACAGTGTTGCAGCATTCCAATCTTTACGGACCTACAAAAGCCGGCGTGAACGTAACGTCAACCACTGCCCTGACAATCTCTGCGGTGTATGCGTGTGTGTACAAAATTGCCGGCACGCTGGCACAGTTGAATTTGGACCTGATCCATGAACAGGGCAGGTCAATGGAACGTGTCAAAAATCATCCGGCGTACTATGCAACGCAGGTTAGTCCTAATAGATACTGCACCCCCTTTGATTTTTGGGAAACCATCATCAGTCACGCCGTTTTGCGCGGGGCAGGTCACGCACTCATTGAACGGGGCACAGGGGGGATGGTGCAATCATTGACGGTGCTAAACCCTGACGATGTTGAACGCCGGGAAATGAACGGTGCCTATGTATACAGGATAAAAAATGAATACACCGTGCAGCCTGATGACATGCTGGAAATTTTCAACCTGTACAAAGCCAGCCCCATCATGGTGCACCGTGACAATCTCGGACTGTCAAAAGCGGTGCAGGATTATGGTGCACAGTATTTCAGCAACGGTGGACAGATGACGGGGGTGCTGTCCAGCGACACACCGCTGCGTGCTGAACAGATGGAAGTGATACAAAAATCATGGAACAGGTCAGCAACCACATCAGGCACCAAACTGCTGCCGTTCGGTTTCAAATACAACAGGGTGAGCATCACCCCGGATGAAGCGCAGTTCATCAACACACGCAGGTTGCAGGCAGAGGAAGTGTGTAGAATTTTCAGTGTGCCCCCGTCCCTGATCCAGCTGGAAACACAGAGCACATTCAACAACGTGGAACAGCAAAGCATTCAATTCACACGGCACACGCTGGGTCCGTGGGCAAAACGCATAGAACAGGAACTAAACAGGAAACTGTTGAACACCTTTGAACAGGCTGAACATCAGTTCCGGTTCCGGATGTCTGACCTGCACCGTGGTGACATGGCTGCACGTTCAGCATTTTACAGGGAAGCGACACAGTCAGGATGGATGACCATCAATGAAGTCAGACAGAATGAAAACATGAACCCCATTGACGGGGGTGATGTCGCCACGGTGCAGGTCAATCAGGTGTCATTGAAACACTTTGACCAATACAGCAAAACAATCAGCGAACCAACAACGCAGAAAAATGAAGGAAGTACAACAGAAACAAATCCGGAAGGCATACGGTGATCACGTGGAAGTCCGCACAGCGGAAGTGCGTGCAGGTGAATCCGATGATTTAGTCATCGAAGGTTATGCAGCGGTGTTCGATCAGGTTGCAAACATTGGACCGTTCAGGGAAGTCATTGACCGTGGTGCATTTGATGGGCACCTGAATGATGATGTCAGACTGTTGTTGAACCATGAAGGTGCGCCAATGGCACGCACGGTCAACAACACCCTGACGTTGACCACCGATGAACATGGGCTGCATTATCGTGCGGTGCTGGTCGACACACAACAAAGCCGGGACATGCATGCCATGATTAAACGTGGCGACATTTCACAGTCATCGTTTGCATTCACCATTGAACATGAAGAAAGGCAAAGTGATGGGGTGCGCAGAGTCATGCAGGTGGGTTCTATTTTAGACGTGTCGCCGGTGACGGTGGCTGCGTATGTGACCACGGACGTGGTTGCACGCAGCAAAGGCACGGAACCGGAAGTGAAAAAAGAAACAGAACAAAAGAAAGAACCCATGAACAGGGAACTGACACTGAAAGACCTGCTGAGTCTGCGCGAAGATTACGCAGAGCAACGGCAGGCAATCAAAGATGAAGCCGTCAAGGAAGACCGGGACCTGAACAGTCAGGATGTGGTTGAACTGGAACGGCTGGCAGGTGAGGTGGAAAAGTATGACCGGCAGATTAAGGTCATGCGCGAGGACCAAAAGCTGAAAGAGTCTGCGATCCTTGCCGGGGGGAACAGCGTTTCACGCAGTGAACAACGCGAACTGAACAAAATTGGTCAGCGTTTTTCCTTGGTCCGAGGAATCCAACAGGTGTATCGTGGCAAACAGCTGACCGGACTGGAAGCTGAAATGACAGAGGAAGCAAACCGGGAAGCAGTTGCAGCCGGGTTGACCTTCCGTGGTCAGTTGTCTGTTCCTTCCAAACTGTTGACCCGTGGGGTAGGTGATGCCGGTGATTGGGGTGCCACTGACACAACCAATGACAACGGCACGCAGTTTGTTGCCACGAACGTGGGTCCAGCCATTGAAGCCCTGCGTGCACAGAATGTGTTGGAACAGGCAGGGTGCACGGTGCTGAATGGATTGTCAGGTGATTTGAAAATCCCAAAGATGTCAGCAGGTGCAACCATCGCCGAAAAGGGTGAAGGGGTTAACGGTGTCAGCTCAGGTCAGGCACTGGGACAAACACTGTTGACACCGCGCCGTGCAACGGCGTTCACGCTGGTCACTGAACAGTTGATGATGCAGGGTGGTCCTGCCGTTGAAAGTTTGGTGGTGCGTGATTTGGCTGATGCTGTTGTCCAGCAGATTGAAAATTTTGCGTTCATTGACATCCTTGATGGCATCAAGGCAAACGGTGACGCGATTGAAACGGGTCTGGGTGCAACCAGTGCCACGGTGCGTGATTTGGAACTGGCTGCATTGTCAGACGGCGTGAACCGTTCAAATGTTTCTGTGGTTGCGAATCCACGGGCACACGAAATCCTCGCAACACATGCGGACGTTGCTGCTGTGACGGCTGCGATGCTGGGTGACCAGTACATCGGGTATCCTTATTTAGTAGGGGGCAACATGCCTGATGACATTACAGCTGCCAACGAATACGGCGGGGGTCTTGTGATCTTGGGTGATTTCAGCCGTGGTGCAGTCATCGGGTATTTTGGCGGATTGGACGTGGTTATTAACCCATACACCTATGACATCAGCAATCAGGTGCGCATCTCAATTCACAGGCATTTTGATTCGGACGTGTTGCAGGCAGGTGCATTGCATGCCCGTTACAATGACGGCATCGCATAATTTTCCGGGGGGTTTTTCCATTGCGTAAAAAGGGGCACCACATCGGTGCCCCTTTTTACTTTGCAGATTATGCAGGTAACTATCAGCACACGTGAAGACCCTGACAACGTCCTGACGTTGGCAGATGTCAAAAGACATTTGAGAGTCACACACAACCTTGAAGATTCATTGATCACAACGATCAGGAATGCAGCCATTCGGTGGGTTGAACAATATTGCAACACATCACTGGGAAGGATTGAAGCATACGGGCACATGTCCCATTTCAAAACTGAGTATTTCCCGGTGGGTCCAGTGGCATCTATTGAAAAGGTGGAATATGAAACTGACAACAGTGGCACACTGTCCACGTTGAACGGATCGAACTATCACAAAGACATCAAGACAGAGCCGGCACGCATTGCATTCAGTGATGTCCCTGCCCCGTATGAATACGCACTGATGCCGGTGAAGGTCACATTTACTTTCGGGCATTCCAGTGCATCCATTCCACCAAACATCACGGCTGCCGTGCTGCTGGTTTGTGGGCACCTGTATGAAAACAGACAGGAAGAAATAACCGGAACGATCACCACACGGTTGAAATTGGGTGTTGATGCACTGCTATCAACAGAACGAATTTTGTATCAGCCATGAAAAACCCCGGCAGACTTTCGGAAGTCATCGACATCCGGCGCACGTCATTCACTTTCGATGGGTACGGGCAGCCCGTTGCAGACAGCACCACAGATTCACAGGTGTGGGCAGAGGTGATCCACCCCGGCAGCGCATCGGAATCGGTGAAGGCATCGCAGATATATCCGGAACGGTCAGTGACCTTTGTGATCCGCCACCCGAACCCCACAGATGACGCAGCTGGGGACACGTTCAATGAATCCGATGTCATAATTTATGACGGCGTTGAACACAACATCATCGGCATTGCACCCATTGGACGGCGTGACGGGCTGACGGTTTACTGCAAAAGGAAAGGAACAAACAATGTCTGACACACAGCGTTCATTGGGAAAGGTCAAAGGGCTGGAAGACCTGCAAAGGAAACTGAACAGGCTGGCACGTTATGGGACCAGCAACATGAAGGAAGTGCAGCAGGCACACAAAGCCGTTGCACAAATTGGTGTGAATGCAGTGAAGGCACAAATAGTTGACTATCCGGAAGACATCAAGGTGATTCGAGGGGATCGAAAAAACCGGGGCAAACGTGGACCATCTTACACCATCAAATCCGGGAACCTGCGCAACAGTATCGGTGTGACCCGGAACGTGGTGAATGAAATGAATGTGCTGATCGTGCCCCGTTCGGGTATGGTCGCACGGGAACGGCGTGCACCACAGGACGGGCAGCTGTTGAAACGGGACGGCTATTATGCTCACATGGTTGAAATGGGAATCAAACCACGGACGGCAAAAGGTTTCAGGGGATTCATCGGTGGACCCGGTGAACCTGTGACGGGTGCAAAAAACCGTGGATTTTTTAGCCGTGGCATTTCATCATCTATGCCGGCAATGCAGGCAGAGTTTGTGAAACAGCACCGGCGCATGTGGACCAAACAGGCAAAGTGATGGAAGCGGGAAAAGCAATTTACAGCCTGCTGTCGAACAGCACAGCGGTGGGCAACATCTGCGGTGATAGGATATATCCTGAAATCGCACAACAGACGGCACAAACCCCGTTCATCATTTACACCATCCAGTCTGCGACACCGTCAGGATCTAAGACAGGAACCAGCACACTGGATGAAGTGCAGTTTGAAATCATCACATTCAGTGAAGATTATGCGCAGGCGATGGATTTGGGCACGGCTGCACGGGGGGCACTGGACCGGGTGGGTGGTGTCATCAATGGTGTTCAGGTGCAGTCCATAGATTTCAAAACGCAGGGGGTTGATTATGATTTCACCACCAACACACACATGTTGGTGCAGGTCTATGACATGCGCATCGGGTTCACCGGTGTTGCTGGTTCATACAACCCCATCAATGTGGTTGCTACCTATGACGCGATTCAGGTAGAATTCACAGCACAGCAAAAGACAGGGGGCAGCGGTGCCATTGTGGTGCAGGGCACAACCCCTGCACGGCTTCCGTTCAGCGTTCAGGACATCAAGACATCGAGCATTTTTGATCTTGCCAGTGGTGCCACCGGCATCATCAGTGTGACGGGTACAGGCATTTATAAAATCACAGCCTGCGTGACCTTTGTTTCCGATGGCAACAACTTGGAACCCCACATCTTTGCGAAGATTGAAACACGGGAACTGGAAGCCCACGGGACGGCATACATCAAAGGGGGCAGCAGTAATGACCACAGCACTGCCGTCATCAGTCAGATTGCAGAGATCACCAACACGGAACGTGTCAGCCTGTGGGCATACGAACACACCGATGACAGCACGGGGGTTGAAATCGAACATGCAACATTGTTGATTGAAAGGATGTCGAGCACGTGACCATGAATTCAATCTGTCACGTTACTTTGCATCATGATTGATTTCATTCTGACAAATTGGGGTGAACTGCTGTTGGCATCAATGGCATTTCTGAAAGTGGTGGTGAACCTTATCCCGTCACCCACAGGGGACAAACCCCGGCAGGTCTTTGCTTACTTGGATCTGTTGGTCGATGCAATCATCAGCAACAACAGCAAAAAAGAAAAAGAGCAGTGAAATGGCAGTCATGAACGGCACACTGATTTCAGTCACTATCGGTGGCAATGCAATCAGCTTACAAACGGAATGCAGCATCAGTCTGAATGGTGAACTGCGTGACATCACGAACAAAACATCAGGTGGATGGAAACAGTCACTGATGGGTCTGCGTTCAGGCAGCATCAATTTCAGTGCACTGCATGATGAATCCAGCACGCAGGGCATGCAGCAACTGTGGACTGCATGGACAGGCAACAGCGCAATTGCAGCAGTGAAATTCACCACCGGCACAACCGGTGATTATGAATTCGATGCTGCCGGGTGGCTGACCAGTTTGGAAATGAATGCAGGCACGGAAGACAACGTGACCATTTCAGGAACCATCGAACTGGATTCTGAAATTACGTACACTGCCATCTGATGATTGAGACAATCACACTGGGTGAACGCACGTTTCACCTGCGTGCGTCTATGGGTGCGCTGCGTGCAGCAAAAAAGGAACACGGCATCAACATCACCAACATGGGTGATGATCCGCTGGATGTGGTCACATTGTGTTTTCACTTCGCACGTGCGGGGGCAAAAACGCAGGGGCAGGAACTCACCATGTCACTGGATGAATTTGAAGATTTGATAACCCCGGCAGAACTGCCCACCATATCCGCTGCCCTGCAACAGGTCATGAACGTGGACACAAAAAAAAAGCGGGGACGGTGACGGTGAGCCGTTGAACCTTGATGATTTGGTACGTGTAGGGCTGGGCTGTATAGGGTTCAGCCCTTCCGTTTTTAATGACATGGATTTTTCTGATGTCATGCTGGCTGTGGAAGGATATTCGGAACAGCTGGAACGGGCAGAACAATTGAACTGGGAACGCACCCGGTGGATGGCTGCCGTGTTACTGTCACCGCATACAAAGTCAGGCAAAGGGATGGCACCCCGTGACCTGATACGGTTCCCGTGGGATACCTTACAGCCCAAAGCAACAAAGGCAGACCACATGAAAGGTGTGGACCAGCTGATGAAGTGGGCAAAACCTAAAAAGAGCACATGAGATTATCAGAACTATTGGTGTCCATTGGACTGGAAGCCAAAGGGCTGCGCCGAATGAATCAGCAGCTGGGTGAAACGCAGCGCAATTTTAGAAAAGCATTCGGGAACATTCAGAAGTCTGTCCAAAAGTTCGGGCAGAATATGACCCGGATGGTCACAATGCCATTGGCAGGGCTGGCAGTGGGTGCAATCAAATCCGCTGCCGATCTCGAAAGACTGGAAGTGTCATTCATCAGTCTGACCGGCAGCGCAGGGAAGGCAGCTGCAATGATGCAGAACCTGAACGAATTCACTGCACGCACGCCGTTTCAGATTGACCAGGTTGCCACGGCTGCACGTCAGCTGATGGCATCCGGCACGGGCATCGGTGAGGTGAACACACAGCTTCAATTCCTCGGGGATATCGCTGCCACTTCCGGGGTCAGCATTGAGGAAATCGCAGCCATTTTCAGCAAAGTCAACGCGAAAGGAAAGGTTGAACTTGAGAGCCTGAACCAACTGGCTGAACGTGGCATCCCTATTTTCAAAGCGTTGTCCGATGCCACCGGACTGCCTGCGGAAAAACTGGGTGCCGGCAGGGTGTCGGTGGATCAGTTCAATGACGTTCTGAAATCGTTCGCACAACAGGGGGGGTTTGCATCCGGTGCAATGCAAAGGCTGTCAGAAACGGCATCGGGCAAACTGTCCACCGCCGTGGATAATCTGAAAATCGCCGGGGCTGAACTGGTTGAATCCCTGATGCCCCACATAAAAAGTTTCTTGGACATGTTGGTGTCCGTGGCGCAGGGATTTGCAAACATGTCTGACGGTGCGAAAAAATCCGTTCTGATAGTTGCTGGACTGCTGGCAGTGACCGGACCCATTGCCATGGCGGTGGCTGCACTGGTTCCCATCATCGGGGCAATCAGTCTGCCGGTGGCAGCCGTGGCAGCTGCGTTCATTGGGCTGACGGTTCTGATAGTCAAAAATTTTGAGCAGGTAGAACCCGTCCTGATTGACATCATCAATGCTGTCATCCAGTTTCAGAATAAAACCAAACTGCTTACGGCTGTTTGGGAAGGTGTCAAAGCAGGCATCATGATTGTGGTGGCTGTCATCAAGGCTGCATTTATGCAAACCCTGTCATTTATCAGTGGTGTGTTGGATGCAGTGGTGTTGTTGCTGGATGGTGAGTTCAGCAAAGCCGGTGAACGCATGCTGACTGCATTCGGTGAAATGGATGAACACGGTCAGCAGATGGGGCAGGACATCGGTGCTGCTATTCTGGAAGGCATAGAAAACACGGTCAACACCCCGGACATGGAACTGATGGAACAGGGTGCCATCAGCAGCGCGGTGGACGGCATGATTCAATCCTTTCAGACGGCGTTTGACAACAGTGGTGGTGT